GGGCCTTGCGGGGCGGCTATGGCGGCGTCGATGACGTGCCCTAGGATCGCCCTGTAGGTTTCTTGCCAGAGGTGTTGCCGCGCCATGAGGTCGTTGAGCATTGGCCGGTCTAGGGTTTCTGCTACGGCCCGCGCCCCTGTCTGCCCTGGGTCGCCTAGGAGCATGGTTACGGGGACGCCTAGTGCGGCGGCGACCATTGATGCTAGGGGTTTCCCTGATTCTGCGTCGATTGTCGCCCCGGTCTTGGGCATTGCTTCTACGGTTGCGTCTACGGCGCCGATCACCCCGGGCGTTGGGGATAGCGCGGCCTGCTGTAGTGCGCGGCGTGCCTCGGCGGCGGCTTTGTTGTTTTTCGCTGTTACCCGGTGGCTGATGCGTGCTAGTGCGCGCATGAGCCGCGCCCAGTCCTCAAGATAGACCTTGTATGCGCGTGCCCAGGGGAGGGCGGCGAAGATGTCGGGGACGCCCCAGGTCCAGCCGTCGGGTGATCCGTCTGCCTGGTGGTGGATTGGTGTTGTCCAGTCTACGGGGATGCCGCCGATGGTTTGGGGTTGCGCTACGGGCCGCCACCCTAGGGCGGGGTAGTAGGCTTCTTTGCGGACGGTCTGGGTGCTCGCTGTGTCGTATAGTTTTTCTGTCCAGGAGCGCAAATAGTAGCGTGGCTCTGCTGCGTTTTCGGGGTTGGTGAGTACGCCGGTGATTTCGGTGAGGGGGATGGTGCGGGCGGTTACGGCCCCGGTAGTGGGGTCGGTGCGTAGGGCGATGAATATGTTCCCGTCGGTCGCCTGCGCGTGTTCTAGCCGGTGCTGTGCCTGCATGCCTGTGAGTGCGCGCCGGTTTGCGGGCGCATCCCAAAACGCCTGTATGACGGCGTTCACATCCTGTGGGCTGTTTTCTGCGGTGGCCTTAGCGGTAACACCCACACCCGCGCCGAACACGTACCCGGCGCGGACGTGCACTCCACGCTTCACCAGCGGATCGGACACGGACATTAGCCTGCACACGTCACTATTGCGCTGCACACCGGCTAGGGTGAACTCCTCAGAACCTATGGTGGTGAGGCGCCGCCACCCCGCGTCCTCCGCCATCATCCCTTCAATCGTGGAGAATGATTCGCGTAGCTGCGCGGTTGCGGCCTCTAGCTCACGGTCCGGGCCTTTGAACGCGCCCGTAATGGTTTCGCGCGCCGATTCGATGATGCTTTGCAGGCGGCCCATAGGGCGCCCCCTCTCTTAGTAGAATCCGATACTGTACCCGTCCTCACCCCATTCTTCGGCGTCTTCTATCGTGTCCCCGCCGGTGATGGGGTTGATGCCGAGCTGGTTTACTGCCTGTGTCATGGCGTCTACCGCGTCGTCGTGCTTCCCGTTCGGGAATAGCTTAGCTTCCTCAACTAGCTCTTCAACATTGGGTAGCAGGTGCGGCTCGGGTAGGATGATGTCGCCGGAGTGCGCTAGTGGCGAGACGGCGTTAGCGCGGACGACTTTACCGCCGTCGGGTGTGACTGGGATTATCCCGGCGACTTTCCCGCGTAGGGAGTTGATGACCGCCGGGCCGTTAGCTTTGTCTTCAACGAATTTAGCTACGGCCTGCGGCCATTTCGCGGACATTGCCTTGATCGCGTCTAGCGTCTCCATGAAAGTTAGCCGCTCACGCCGCATGTCTAGCAGGAAACACTGGGTGCCCCGGCGTAGCCAGACTTGGCCCACGACGTAATCGGATTGGTCGGTGCCTTTAAACGCCAAGTCCCAGGATTGTATGATTTCGTCCTCTGGGCCGATGCCGTGGATTACCCGCTCACCGGTAGGCTGTTCAACCCATATGGGGTTGCTGTAGCGCGCCCACGTACCGGGGAAAATACCGCCTTCGTCAGGTGATGGAGTGCCCTGGTATAGGGCGGCCCATGATTTCGGCCCGGCCTCGCGTTTGCGTTTCTCCCAGTTCTTTTGTGTGCGGCCGCGTGCGGACACCATGAACTCGCCGGGTTCCCGCCCTAGCGGGTCTTCTTCCCCGGCCTCCGGTTTATGGTCTGCCTGCGCTGGGATGCGCAAGAACTCCCATTCTCCGGGGTTTTCCCGCATGAGCATCCCCGCCAGGTCGTTATCGTGCCACCTGGTGAGGATTAGAATCACGGGGGCGCCGGGGGCGAGACGCGCGGCGGCTGTGCCTGTCCACCAGTTCCATTGATCCTTTTGAATGGTTGGTGAAGATGCGTCTTTGTGCCCGCGCACAGGGTCGTCGATAATCAGCAGGTCGGCCGGTTTACCGGTCATTGCGCCGCCTACGCCCGCGCAGAACACGCTGCCCTCGTGCCCGTCAAGCTTCCAGAATTGTTTTGAGGATGAACCGGGGCGCACCCGTATGCCGAGTTTCGCGGCGTTATCGCGGATGTCGTCACGGATAACCCCGCCCCACTCCGTGGCTATTTCCTGCTGGTAGGAGGCGATGATTACCCGCGTGTCCGGCCTCTGCGTGAGCACCCACTCTACGAAGCGGCGGGAGGCGCGCTGTGATTTGCCCTCCTGCGGTGGCATGCTGATGATTAGCCGCGAATCCGGCGTATTGAACGCCTGCACTAGCTTCTGGTCGATCAGGTCTAGCGCCGGGGTCTGCACCGTCCGCTCGTCTAGTGCGGCCGCCAGCTCCCCGGGCGTACTGTATGCGGGTTTACCGGCTGTGGTGGTGATGGATTCCAGCAGCTTTTGCGCCACGTGATCGGGTAGTGATGCCACGGCCTCCGCCACCAGCTCGGGCGGGTAGGCGGCCACCATTTTCAGGAAGTCCATACACCCCACCCGCCCCGCGTTTTATTGTCCGGTCATTTGCTGCAGCTTCGCTATCAGCATCTCCTGCGCCGTTGTCTCGTCCACCTGATCCTGCTTTCTGGTTATACCGGCCCTGTCTAGGACGTTTTCTACGGCGCGTAGCCTGTCGCTTGATTTTTCGGCGCTCACCATTTCGCGGGCGAGCACTTTCAGGGCCGGGTCTACCAGCTCTTGGAGCCGCAGGGCGGCTTTGCGTTTGACCTGCGGCGCGGCCCCGCCGTGCATTTTGCAGACGGTGCCGCCGGGGATGGGGGACCTTTTGCATTGGCCCCCGCGCCGGTTACGGGCTTTGCAGCGCCTACGCGGCGGCTTCTCCTGCTGCGTCATTCTCCCTCTCCATCTCTGCCACTGCCTCTTGCAGGTCTATAGATACGTCTACGTCGCCGAGGCGTTTAGCGGCTTTTTTCCGGTCGCCCTTCACGAACACAAGTATCTCTTGGTGCGTGCGGGCTAGCACACGGGTTTGTTTGAATTGCCGGGGTGAGCGGAGCGCGGCCGTACCAACCGCCGTTAGCAGTATCGCGTCCTGCGTGTAGGTTAGCCCGGCGGCTTCTGCCGCGTTCAGCATGCACCGGTGCATTGATAGCAGCTCACCTTGCTTGTTGCGGACGTTGCCGACGATGAAAACGGCGAACCGGTCTTGCCGGAGTACGCGGGCGACCTCACGCATGGTTTTCACCATTGATGCGTCAAACTCTGCGGGTGACATGGTAGAAAGGTCTTCCGCCAAATCACTGTACACCTCTAGATCGTAGTAGGGTGGGCACCCTATAACCATGTCGGCGGAGCTGGCCGCGCGGGCTGCTAGCGTTTTCCGTGAGTCGCCCACAACATAGGTGGGGTCGCCCGCCCACCCGTCATAGTTGCCGCGTGATTCTTCCACCTGGGCGCGGTTCTCGTCTACCTGCTCCTGCCGCAGCTCATGCCCCGTGTAGTGGCGGCCCATTGCTGAGGCGACGATGCCGCGTACTGATCCACCGGCCCAGGGGTCGGTGATTTCGTCGCCTTCGCGGGAGAACCAGCGGTAGAGGATTTCGCATAGTGCGGCGTCAAATGTTGATGTGCCGCCGTCTACCTCGTGTAGTTTTTCGGCGAACTCGCTATCTAGGATTTCCTGTGTGGTGAGTTTCTTACCGGTGGCCTTCTCAGCGAGGTTTTTTACCTCCATGAAGTTTGTGTACCGGTAGTGCGGGGCGTCGCTTAGAAGGCCCTCTGAGCGGCCTGCGACGGATTCTATGCCACTGGCTGCCCACGCCTTTTTACGGGCCTGCCATGCCCCGCCGCGCGCCGATAGGGTGGTGAAGGGGGGGGTGCCGAACTGTTCTTCAAGGCTGCCGCCTTCCGTGTCTTTCTCCGGCTCGATTTCTTCGGCGATTTCTTCTAGATCGGCCCGCAGCTCGTCCAAATCGTCCAGGTCGTACCCGGTGCCTACGAGGTCGTCCAGGTCGTCTAGCATGTCAAGGAGTGCCTGCGCGTCGTATTCTGCGAGGTCGCTTGTGCGGTTATCGGCTAGGGCGATGCGTTTAGCCTCGCTATCGGTGATGTCTAGGACGATAGCGGGGATGGATTCTAGCCCGAGCTTCTGCGCGGCCTGCACCCGGTGGTTACCGGCTATAACCTCCATCTCGCGGCCGGTGTGCGTGCCCTTGTTGATGATGACCGGCTGGTAAACGCCGTTGGTCTCCATTGATTCGGCTACGGCGTCGATGTTGCCGCGTCGCGGGTTGCCCGCTAAAAGCGCAATGTTTTTGAGCGGGATTTCCTGGATTTTGAGTTTGTGCGTGCGCATGCTGCCTCTCCGGTAGGGTCTCGGTATGCGGGTGTTGGCCTGTTTCTGGGTCTGCGTTGGGTTTGGCGGGCGTGGTGGCGCTCTATCGCCCGCGTTATGTCCCGGTCGGTGAGCGCGCGTATCTCTGCGTCGTCGCTGGTGTCGCGCATCTGGAATGCCCGGAGGATGTCGAATAGTGTTGTGTCGCTCATGGTCTTTAAATTGGTTTGGCCCCGCACACGTGTTGTGTGCGGGGCCTGTTTTGGTATAAAAAATGCCCGGGTGCTCCCGGGTTAGTGTGCGCCTGGTGTACCCGTCCTAGGGTACAGTTGTGCCTGCTAGGGACATGATAGCAGTTTTCGTTTCGCTATTCAAATTCTCTAGCCCGGTGATTCCGTGCGCGGTGTGCCCGCACCCGTCGGCACCGCAGGCGATGGTGAGGCGCGGCCCGTCCAGTGTGATAGTGAGCGCCGGGGTAACAACCCGCTCACCCTCACTGTTGTACCTAAACACCTGCTCCGCCCCACACATTGGGCATACACCCTCTAGCGGTACTTTGATGTGGCTTAGTGCCCGTATCCGGTCGCACCATTCCAGGGCCTCGGCTAGGGCGTGCAGGCCGGGCGTGTTAGACGCCCAGTATTTCACACGGGTTTTCCTATCGGCCGCCCGCATATGGTGTGAGCAGGCCCGGTTCACCTCCGCGTCGATGTCCTGCTCTATCTGCGCCGCGTCTAGGTTGATAGGTGATGATGCGCCGCCGCCGCCAGCGCCGCCCCACCGGCGGGCTGTTTTCGCGTCTGCCAGCTGGTCTAGCAGCGGCATTTCGGTGATCCGCTCACCATTGGGTAGTGTGGTGGGTGCGCCGTCGCATAGTGCGCGTATTGCTTGAGTGAGTGTTTTCATGAGCTGTTTTTCCCTTGCTGAGTGATAGGGAAGACCCCGGGGTATGCTCCCCGGGGTCTACTGTTTACTATTTGGTTACCGTGAGGTGGTTTCCCATATTTCGTTTGAGTTCAGCCGGTGCTCCCGGCCCATCCTGTCATGCACCACGACCAGCCGCCCGCAGTGCAGGCACGAGACGATCAGGCCCCGCCGCGATGCGTAGTGAAATTGCGGCATGTGCAGCGTGTCCGGTAGACGCTCGTTTACTCTCGGCCACATGCTGAGCTGCGGGGTGAGTGCCCCGGGGTAGGGGATGATGCTCCGCCGCTGCGGCGTGAATAGTTTCCGTGTCATGCGTTCACCGCCTGCCCTAGCCGTTCACGGCGGCGCGCAATGAAATAGTTCAGCCCGTAGGCTTCGGCCGCCTGCTCGGCCGTCAAGGCCGCCTTTTTAGGCTTAGGCCCGGTCTTAGCGCGCACGCTTTTCTTTTTCCGCAGGTACCTTTCGCGGGAGTATTTCGCGGCGCTTTTGCGTTTGCTGCAGTTGAGGCACCCGGCCTGGTATTGGCCGTGAGGGCACCCGCAGCCTATGCACCTACCCCCGTTCTGTGGCTTCCTCATTTCTGATTCACCAGCTCCCAGATGGTTTTTTGGTCTTCATCACCTATTTTTTGCGCCCAGCATTCCAGCATTTCCGCTCGACTATGGAGGCGGAGAACGTAGCTAGCGCCTGCGATGAAAGCTTTTTCTTTGCTACCTTCTTCCTTCTCGTGCAATTCATGGATGAAGCTTTTACTGCTTCCCCACAGGACTATTGATAGGACTGAGTTCACCGCTAATGCGTGAACGCTTGAATGGTTGCTTAGTTTTTCCTGTAGAGTTTCCGATTTAGAAACTGCGCCCCAGTATGGGAGTTCCTGGGGTGCACCATTGACTAGCTGGTTAGCGTACCGGCGTAGGCAGTCGGCGGCTTTCAGGAAGTCTTCGCCGCCGTTCTTACGGGGTGCGCGCCACACATATTTGAGGGCCGACCCGAGCCAGAACGGCAGGGGGGTTACGATCATGTCCGGGCTAATGCCGTGGATGGGGGCGTAGTGCCCGCCTTTGAGCTGAGGATTTTGTAATTTCATTGTGTTGTCCCCCTATGTGGGGTTTATTTGGTGTTTCCTTTTTGTGTCCCCCGGCTGGGTTTTTCGCCCAGCCGGGGTTCTTTTTATTTAGTGGCTAGATCGCGTTTTCTTCCACGATGCGCCAGAAGTCGGGTTCTTCGACTTTGAGCATGTACCCGTCTTCGTAGCCGCAGAGTACCTTATCGGCGATTGCGTCGATGTCGTATGCGGCGTAGGCGTCTTGTACGTCGCCTGCTTCGATTACCTCTACGATTTCGCGGGTGATTGCTTCGCTGCGGGTTGAATAGGTGCGTGCCATTTTACGGCTCCTTAGTTGTTGTTGTTTCCCCCGGTGGTTCCGGTTCGGTGGGCTGTTTGCCCTACAACTAATACTATACGCCCCGTATAGTTTACGTGCAAGCCGAAACGGAGTGAACTCCATCACCAACCCTGGGTAGCTCCCACACCGGCGTACACACCCGCAAATGATAATCCAGAGCCGCCCTAGCCGTACCCTCACTCACACGCCAAAGATACTGCTCTGACTGGCAGCGGGGGCATATGAGCGTCAGCCCCTCCCGGTTCAGGTAGGATTCCACTACGCGGGTAGGGCCACTAGCGACAACCTCGATCATTGGCGCACACCCCCCGCATTGCGCGTGTACTCATGCGTCAGCCCGTGCTCACGCGCTTTCTCCCACGTCTCATAGAGCGGGAGCGTGTAGCGGCAACCATCGTCCCAATGGCACACACTGCATTTCCACACCCAACCCTCTTGCGCAATGGGCACAACCCGCGTGCTGTGGCTAGTCATTTGCTGCCACCCCCTCAGATGCTTTATCGTAGGCGGCCTCAAGCGCTAGAATGATGCATTTTGAGTCGTGCTGCAGGGCAGCCTTTGACGGCCGGTAATTGCCCGCATCGAATGCATGCCCGGTGTCGGGGATCATGTCTAGCATGATGCGGATGTTTTCCTCTAAATCATCCAGTAGGGCGGTGAAATTACTCATTGTTATCTCCCTTGTTTCTTTCTATGCGGCTAGCGTCAGTACCGGCTTCTGCATCATTGCGCGCAGCTTCTCGATCCCCTGCGCGGTTACCCGTATCTGCGGCGCGCCGTTCACCCGCTCACCCGTGATGTCGGTGTAGTGTGTGGCACGGGTTGCTAGCAGGCCCCGGTCAATGGCCTGCTGGTAGGGGTGGCGGCGGCCGCCGCGTTTGAATACCCACCCGCATTCTTCGAGGTAGGCGAAGAGCCGCGTCTGCCCGGTGGGTACCCCGGCGCGGGAGAGAAGCTTAGCGGCCTCCCCCACGCTGTAATCACCGTCAGCCCCTAGGAAGCCGTCGTATGCGCCTACCTTTGGCGCTTGCTCTTCGACTTTGGCGGTGAGCGCGAGCTTTTCTTTTTCGGAGGCGACTAGCGCCTCTAGCGCCTCTAGATAGTTGCCTGGTAGGGCGGGTGCCCCGTAGCCGCCGGTCTTGCGGATGGCCGGGAGAACCTGCTCTGTCACCCACGCCTCGAACGGCGCGGCCGCCGGGCTATTAGACCTGAGTACCACGCGGTACAGGTTCGGCTCGTTGATGATCGTCACCGGCTGCGAGCCGCCACGGGTAGGGGTGTGAGTTTTACTCACCCCCTTCTGTTTGAGGCGTTCGGCTACCCGGGCGGGGGTGGTGAGGTCTAGCAGCTCGCAAATGTCCCGCAGCACGAACCACGGTTCGCCGTCGATCATGAAGACCCTCACGGGTTCGCTGTTGAATTTGTATATTTCCGGTTTCATTGGTTCCCCTTGATTTGCGCGTAGTTTTCCGCGTCGATTTCTTCCACCGTTTCGATTATTTTTTTGAGGGCATTTTTTGCGGCGTCCATGCCCTCATTTATTGAGTCGGTTACTGGTTCACTGAATGCCCATTGCGATTTTTCTTTCGCGTATGCTATTTCTTCATCCAGTATTTCTTTTGATTTCTCTAATTCGATTAGGGCGTTATCCGCATTATCTTTTAGGGATAAGAGTTTTGAAATATCCACGGTTGAATCGTCCTTACTGATCGGGCGTATTATCACCGTCACCCCGGGGCGGTCTTTGTCCGGTTCGCCGTGGTGCAGGTGAGGCCCGTCGACATGCGTATAGTCGTCGTCTTCTATCAGCCCGGATAGTACGATGCCGTCCACGATTGCCTTAGCCACCGGGTACAAATTCCCTGGGTCGTAGCGGCGGCCGGTGGGTTTGTGAATTATCATGTCGATTTTGGCGAAATAGTTTATGCGTGATTTGGGGATTCCCTCACGGATTTGTTTTACTGTTTCGTCTCGCCATTCCCGCGTGTTTTTTGCCCGCGCCCAGTGCCCGGCCCGGTTTACCTCGTTGCTGGTGAGAAATTTTTTATCACCTAGCGGGATTGTGAATACTAATCCTGATCTGCGCGCCATTGCTTTTCTTTCTTTTGTTTCGCGTGTGCCCCGGTGTGAATCGGGGCACACACTGTTTTTGTTTTTAGAACGGCGGTTCGCTATCTACTGATGCGCCCCAGTCGTAATTACCCCCGGCCTGTTGCCCCCACGGGTCGCCGCCCGGGTTCTCGGGTAGCTTCTGGTTCACCGGCCCCCGCTGCTGCTGTGGCGGCTGCTGCTGGTACCCGCCCTGCGGGGCCTGCGGGGCCTGTGGCGCGTTGTTCTTCGGCGCGTAGGGGATTACCCCTAGCAGCCGGGCCGTGACCTCCAGGGAGTAGCCGCGCGCCCCGTCCCGGGTCGTGTACTCGCGGTTCTGCTCCGGCCCCGCCACGATCACGGGGGTGCCTTTCTTGAGTACGCCGCTCAGGTGTTGCGGGTCTAGTCCGTTGCGCGCCCACACGGTGACTTTGCGCCAGGTGGTGCCTACGGTTTCCCATTGCCCGGTTTGCTGGTTTTTCCGTTTGTGGTTCTCGGCTAGTGAGAAATTCAGTACGGGGTCGCCGCCGCCGGTGAACCTCAGTTCTGGTTCGCTTCCGATATTCCCGTGAATGGTTACGTCTGCCATTCTGTTTTTTCCTTTCAGAAATGCGCGGCACGGGTGTGATGCGCATTTCTTTTGCGTGTTTTTATTTGCCTGTTGATCCGAATCCGTTTGCGCCGCGCGCCGTATCGGTGTCGAATTTTTCGCGGGGTACGGCCTGTAATTCCAGGGGCGCTAGCTCTAGCGGCACTAGCTGTGCGATGCGGTCGCCCTCATGCGCCGTGTACGGTGTTTTGCTGCGGTTTTCTAGGATTACGCCGATTTCGCCGGTGAATCCCGCATCTACTACCCCGGGGGCGTTTGCTACTGCGATGCCTTTTAGGGCGAGGCCGGAGCGGGAGTGCACCATGCCTACCGTCCCGGCGGGGAATTTCACGGCTACACCGGTGCCGATCAGGGTACGCTCGCCGGGCTGGATTGTCTGTGTGGTGCGTGCGCACAGGTCGTAACCGGCGTCTTCGGGGTGCGCCTTCTTGAGCGGCTTAGCGTTGGCGGTTAGTAGCGTGTAGTTGATTTTCATGTAGGTTTCTCCTAGTCGGCTGAGGTGATGGGGAGGAATAGTACGGCGGCGGCGAGGGTGAAGGCGAGTAGCCCGGTGTCGCTTGCGCGGAGGGCTAGGGCGCCGAATGATTCGGTGGCTGCCGCCCAGATGATGGCTACCGCGATGGCGGCTATGGCCCATCCTATGGCGATTGTGCGTAGAGCTTTGAGTGATTTTTTCATTGTGTTCTCCTTGGTTTTTGGTGGGTTGCCCCGCCAATAAAAACTATACAGGGTGTATAGCTAATTGTTCGAGCCGGGCGGCCGTGATATGCGCTACTCGGGCATAGCCCCCAACATCGAAGCGATAGACGCCACGCGGCCACCAGCGGCCCGCACAGCCGATTTCTCAACCGGCGCGGGTAATTGGGCCTCCAACGGCTCAAAACCCCGCGACGCGGCCACAGGCGCCGGTACACGAGCAATAGCGCGGTTATGCGCCCCCGCAATACGGCCCGCAAGCTCAAGATCACCCGAGGCAACAGCCGCCGCATGAGTCCGCCGCATACGCGGCACACCACGCAACGCCCTATCCACCTCCTGGTACATTGCCTCCCACGTCTCCGTGATAAGCCGCAGACTCAGAAAATCACTGCTTTTCGCACACCGGGTGATAATCTCCCCCGCATAATCAGCGGGAACATCAGCTAGCACCATCGCCCAGGCCGCCGCCATCTCGTCCGTCGGCGTCTTGAGCGTCGGGAAAAGCTGCGCCGCAACCTCTAGCATCTTCCGTGTCTCGTCCGCGTTCATCGGGCACCCCCGGGGGGTAGCGCCGCACCAGCGGGCGGCATGAACGGATCGGGCGCGTGCCCGAAGCCCGGCGTTGAGGTCATAGCCTTGAGCGCCTGCATCATCTCGGATGCCTGCGGCTGCGGGTCTGGCTCGTCTTCCCACGCCCCGGCGTTTAGCCATGTCGCGGGGTATTTCGTAAATCGGGCGTCCTGGTTTTTCCGCTCGATAGCGTACCGTTCGGCCCCGGCGATGATGTCGGCGGGGTTGGCCCCGTTTTTGATCGCGGCCCGCCAGGCGCGTTCTGCGGCCCGTTTATCCCTGCGTTTGGGGAACAGTGCCCAGAACGCTTGAAAATCGCTCTGCGGGGCCATAGCGGACTGTTCGTGCCGCTTTTCGGGTGTCACCGCCGGTTGCAGTTCGTTGAGTGGTAGCTCCACGTCCTCGAAATGAGATTTTTCCGGCGGGTCATTCTCAGCCGCGCTAGCGGCGGCCCCCGCTGTGGCGGCCGTCACCGCAACGGCGGCACGGGGGGTAGGGGGGAGTGATTCATTTGGTAGGTTAAGTTGGTTGGTTAACTTTGTGTGCAAATTTTGCACCCCTAGGGATG